GCCGGGATTTGCTTGGTTAGATAATGTACACAACTATGGGCGAATGAATGGTATAATAGATACAACAGATGAACATGCGCTAGGCTTTAACCCATGTGGTGAGCAGCCTTTAGGACACAAAGAGATGTGTACGCTAGTTGAAATCTACTTACCTCACATAAAGAGTAAGGAAGAGTTCAGAAGAGTTATTAAGTTTGCATACCTATATGGTAAGACTGTTACCCTCGCCTCAAACAATATAGAAGATGAAACCTCTAGAGAAATCATGGGGAATAATCGACGTATTGGACTATCACTTACAGGTATCACCCAATTTGTGGGGGAACATGGTAGAGAAGTACTTAAAGACTGGATGGACCATGGCTACCACTGGAGTGGTGACTATGACAGGATATATTCACAATGGTTTAATGTACCCACCAGCATTCGTAGGACCTCAGTAAAGCCTAGTGGTACAGTGTCCCTAGTAGCCGGTGTAACACCTGGTATACATTACAATGTTGAAGGGCGCTTTCATATTAGACGTGTCACACTAGCTGACAATAGCCCTCTTGTAGATAAGTTACAAGCGGCAGGGTATCATGTAGAACCTGCTGTCATTGACCCTACTAACTCTGTAATAGTTGAGTTTCCTGTAGATGCAGGTGTAGGTGTACGCTCTGAATCAGATGTAGAACCTATGGAACACTTAGAGTTGATAGCCGACGTAGCTAGATTCTGGGCAGATAATGCTGTGAGTGCTACTGTTAAGTTTGATAAAGAAGAATATGGACCAGAACAACTGGCCGATATGATTAACTGGAGCAAGGATAAGGTAAAGGATATAGCGTTCCTACCTCTTAGTCCGTCTGGTACATACCAGCAAGCTCCCTACGAAGGTATTACCGAAGAGGTATTCAACGCTAAAAAACAAAACCTACAACCACTGGCATTATCTGTTATTGGTGATGGCGATAAACAAGCTGACCTGTACTGTGATGGTGACGCTTGTGTAATATAAGGAGGGGATCCCCTATCTAATGTTTGATTTAAGTATAGAAGAATACCAAAAACTCTTGGCAGGTAAACCAAGGAACATGCACTTCGGAGCATGGATAGCACGAATGAATAGAAAGGCGTTGTATGAACGTAAAGGATCCATCTACCCAATTATCTGATATAGAGAATAGAATTAAAGCTTGTCGCCAATGTGGTCTACATAACAATAGAACATTTGGTGTAGCAGGGGAAGGTCCAGTAAACGCTGACATTGTTGTGATAGGAGAAGCACCGGGAGATCAAGAGAATCGCACAGGTAAACCCTTCATTGGTTATTCTGGGCAACTCCTAACACAGCTACTACAAAACGCAGGGTACTCACGAGCTGACACGTACATAACTAATATGGTTAAGTGTTGGGTAGGTGAAGGAAACCCTGACCCTAAACAAACAGAGATCGACACATGTGCACCATGGTTAGATCAACAATTACAACTTATAAAACCAAAGGGTGTTATTACTTTTGGTAAGTTCTCTACCAATAAGTTTATAGAGTTTCCAAACAAAGGTGGAATAGGACAGATACAGGGGCACATACGTCGGGCTTGGTGGGACTCCACACATCCAACGTATATAATGCCCCTATATCATCCTGCTTATTTAGCTCGTTCCCGTGACGAAATACCAAACACTACTTCGTACTTAGTAAAGTTCCGAGAACTCATAGACGATTTAATATGGTAAGGCTCGGTTAGTCTGGTACATCGGACGCAGACTCTTTCCATAGTTTATCATCATAAAATTCTAGCTCTTGCTTCAGACGTTTAATCTCCTCGTTTGCAACATCAAGTTGATGTTCTACCAAACGACGCTGCAAGCATACTTCTCCATATGCAAGAATCATTTCATCTGATGAAATGTTTATCTCACTCATGTTACGAGATTATACTTCCTGACTTGTCACCAGAATGTTGTGCTACGTAAGTCTTTACGACTGACAGTACGGCTGCAACACCAGCTGCTGCCCCTGCTTTCATAGGTTCAACATCCATACCTACTAATGGTCCCGCTGCGACAATACCCAAAAATGCTTGGATAAATGTCATCGCACAGCGTTCCCCCAAATCCTTTATGTTCGCTTCCTTAAACATTTGTACCTCCTACAGTACTATCTGCATATCTACAGACGAATTCTCCGTCTTGATATCAATCTTTATTCCGCCTAGTGCGGCGGGGGTCATCATACCTTTCTCTACATATGTGTCAGAGTCTTGCATATAACCCTTCAGCCAGCTGCCAGTACACGCAAGTATCACATCTTTATGTGATAGCTTTTGATTATTGGCATATAACTTTTGTACTTTGGTTGCTACTTTTTTATGGTGATGCCCGATTAAATATATATCTGCATCAAAAGAATGTAGCATCTTTTCTAATTGTGTGAGTGGTCCACCTATTGAACCGCCGCCACCCTTACCGTGGTGTAGCCATATAGAACACTTTTGTTTTTCGGGTAGTTTCATGGTAACGATACCTGAAGTTCCTAGGAATTCACATCCTAGATATTCTGCAAGTTCCCTATCTGTTGTCGTACCATTTGCATACTCCCAATAGTGATGTCCTTCTACAAGCCCTAACCATTTACCTCTTGTCGGTTTCAGTATATCTTTTACAACTTCTAAGAATTCTCTTGACTTTGTATCCAATGCTTCTTGAATAGTGTCATATAGATTTCCTCTCTTTATATCAGCAATGATACTGTTCCTGTTTGATGGGCTACCTAAATCAATATAATCCCCAGTACCTATAAACATCGGATTTTTATGCGACATCGCATAGTCTACCCAACGCTGGAATCCATTGATATCACATGCAGGTGGCCCATATTGTACGTCCCCTATGGGGAACAGCTGAACATCTTTTTCAGCTTTCAATGTGACTAGTTTCATGCTATAATTATACCATATATAAAAAACTTTTTCAAGGAGCTGGATGTTAAAGGTTGAATTCCTAGATACAGTAGAAGGACCCTGTGTTTTTTGTGGGATCTTACCTGAAGATACCTCTATTAGAATCTCAAAAGATATTGATGAGAAGCAAGCCACTTCAATTTGCAGTGAAGATTGTATGGATCTATTCGTAAGATTATCTGATAATGACAAAGTACCTGTAGATTGGATGGGGTCACACTATGAATCGTATATTAACCAAGATAATAAGGTGGAACTCGGCGCGATTAAAGACGACTAGTCGAATGAATTATCGTCTTCTTTTCGTGCCCATGTTTCTAGTTTGTTTAGCCTCTGTTCTATGGTGGCTAATCTCTCGTCACAATTACAGGCTACTGGATCAGTATCTGAATGACTGGACTCTCCCAGAATCAGACTAAGCAGAGTATCTCTACTCCATGCAGGACCGGGATCATTAGCACGACTAACAGCATCAGTTTCATAGTGTCCTATAACCGTCTGGTCACTAGCTTCAAGCCCTAGTTCCCCCAGTACCCACTGATGTATCTTAGCTGAGGCTTGCATCATTGCTTCAGGCCACTCATCTTCATATATAAAATCATAACCATAGCCGGGATCTACACTGAATCCTTCGTGTTCTATACCCACAGTATACTTATTTGGATTACCTCCGGGAAAAGACTTCCATGATTCTTTAGCAGTACGACCAGCATGCCACGCAGGGGAGTATATACTCACTGTCTGTGTGATGTTCCCTTCTCTATCTACAATAAAGTGTGCAGACTTTTGTACACTATTAGTCTCGGCCCACTCAATCATAGTTCTAGCGTAGCCTTGCATGATGTGATTAACTACAGCTATTGGTTTCATAGTGTTAGGGGGAACATCAGCGTAACCGTACTGTGTTGTGCCTATGTGGTTTACATCCGGCATCCAACCGCGAGCATGACCGTACTGATTTAACATAATTCCTCCTAGATTCTTCCTGCTAGTATTTCATTTAATTTGTTTTCTAAAAGAATATCACTAATATATATATCACTTTCCCAAATTTCATGATACAAGTATCCTTCTCGTCTAACTGCCATCTGTCTTTCTAAGTCAGCTGACTTTTCGTAAGCTTGATGCCAGTAATTTCCTAGAATTTCTAGTGCTATATAGGGTTGTTTATCTACAATTACAAAGTCTAATACAAACCCACTAATGTAGTTACGTCCTCCCCCTTCTATTCTTTGAAAAGTAAAATTGTGTGTTCCATGTAACATTTGAGATAGCTTTTTAAATACAATACGTTCAGGGAGTGTCCCGTAAAATCCCTGTGATGCACGAGCTTCTAGTATTTCAGGACCGAACTCGGGTTTTGATATTCGACGGCTTCTTAGGACAGTATCAGTACTACTTTTAATATACGTTCGAGGAAAATCAGCCATTTGAGAGGCTTGTCGCTTTCCTCTTTTTCCCGGTAGACTTTTTAGAGGAAGTAATTCCATTAAGAAACCTCTCTCAATGAAAGAGTAATCTCACTATCAAAACTTGTACTACTTACACCAACTTCAGGGTAGCGTAATGATTCTGTCATACCCGTAATATAAACTTGATAGCCTGATTGGCGTACACTCTCCGAATTATGTGGAGTACCTAGCCATCTACACCGTAGCTGATCTCCATCAACATAGTCATAGTTTACAACCTTTAAATTGTTCGGGCCATTGTGTGCAAACTCTACTGTGTCAACATAATAAGTTACTGTTGTGTGCGCATCAGTAGATTTTCTCATAAGTCTAAATGTGTACACTTCTCCAGCAGGTGCACTTTCGTAGAACATCGTAGTACGAACCCATCTAGTTCTATTTGCTAAGTAGATGTCTCCAAACTCACCTGATGGTGATACAGATGTAATTTCTTTTTCTATTAGAATAGACCCATCTGCTCTTACTACTTGTAGATGAATACTATCAGCTCCATCTGGAACCCACATACTTGCAGCTACGTGTATGTTTTCTCCTGTACCTATACTATAGGTACCTACAGTAACAGTAGCATTTCCTGTAGCAGCTGAGGGTGTGACACTCATAGAACGTGAACCATGTGCACGATACTTAGTAGTCGTAGCTAGTACACAGCTACCTGCTGTATACCCAATAGGAGGACTGCCTTCTCCTGCTGTTAGATACTCCATAGACGGATTAGTGACCCAATTTTTTATTTGAGGTAACTCCGTACCATCATGGAATACAATAGGAACTTTTTGATCTCTAAGAGAGTAGAGGTACTGTCGCAGTTCTTGTGCGCTTTTGCTTTCTTGTCTACGTTGTAAGTCAATAAGATTATCATAACATTTAATAGTCATGTTCCACCCGTATCGAGACTCAGGACGTACTACAAAATGGTAGCCCCATGATTTTAATACAGGTGTTTGATACTGATAACTTCCTGTTGTAGCCTGAATTAAAGTAAATTTTAATCTAATCTTCTTAGCATAAATTGATTTATCTAACGCTCCATTATCAGGAAAAGTTAATTTTTGAGTAGGACTACTTACAATTAAGTCATTGTTATCTGCACCAACAGTAGTTTCTTGATGCATTTCATGCCATAGGTTTATATTATCTACTTGATATTCAACCTTTATACTATTATTTGCGGTACCTATTCCTACGTTTTGTGCTTCAATTATAAGATCAAAGAAAGTTTTCTCTACATCAGGTAAGCCACCATCAAACCAAGATGTTATTAAGTAACCTGATGTAGTAAACCGTAGAATATTACTACCATCTGCTGCAAGATCGTCTAGTAAATTATGTCCCCACCTAGGAAAGTACATTTGGATTATTCTATCTTCTTTTTCTACACCATCTTCTTCAGCATTGGTTACTGCTTCATTTCCTATAATAATTCTAGGATAGTTAGGCCAACCAGAGGTTCCTTTTCTAGGTATAAAACTAACAAATTGTGTACGGTAATCTCCGGGTTCATGCGTGGTAGCTCCAACATGTGTAGTGTACTGAGTAGTAGAATAAAGTTGATGCCATCCTGACCCGTTCCAAATCATTATACGAGACTCAGCGAAAGAACCTCCTGCAGCATTTCCACCAGAATCAACTGCAACATAAATATTACTACCATCATTTGTCATAGACCTAATAGTACCTACAACTCCTGAATTAAAAGAAGATGCTTCAGTGTTTATATCTGAAGGTAGTGCAGTATCATATACTGACTGTAATTGCATAGCATTTTCAGTAGCGTTAGCACCTCTATCCGGTCCTATATACTGTATAGTTGCTCCATCATATTTACCTAATGTACGGTCTGCAGTAAAGTATAAGTTTCCCCCTAAGCTCATCATAGCTTGTCCATTAAACTCACTTATCATATGATTTAAATCAATTACTTTTTCTACTGTCCATATCTCTGAAGCACTAGTAGATGAGTTATACACTCGGTATATACCATCATCTTTACCTACCCATAATGCGTTATCATGGACGCACATCCCTCTAATAAGGTAGGAAGAGTCCCCTATTGTACCATCATTCATACCTGTCGGAGCAGCCCATGTAGCACTTCCATCTGAATGAGGATCTGCTGAATAGAATAATTGGTTTAAATTATCTGCTCTCCATAATAAACCAGCAAATGATTGTAAAAATTTAGCAGGAACACTATTGTCTGCTGCAGATGATAAGTTTGAATTTAACCTAACCATATTTACAGCTTCACCTTGAGCAATATATAAGTTCTGGTTAGTACCAGTACCGAACACTTGTAAATCTAAAGGAGTGCTACTCCCACTAGACGTATCCATTGCAGTTGTTGCAGCACTTTGTTTAATCCACTTATTAGGTGATGTTCCCCAATAGTACAATGCATTTTTTGCAGTACTATCTCCTTGAATAAGTAAGAATGTATTAGTACCAAACTCAGCGTGTGCGCGTACTACTCCATCTAGATCTGATACGGAGCTACTTCCATCTGCATTATCAGAAAACTGATGAGTGTTAATTTGAGGTGCAAGAGTAAGTTGATGTGGAATAGAAGTATGTACTCCCTCTGACGCAAAAAACTTTGCTCTATCAGAAAACTCTAATTCTCCAAAGCCATGATGCCATGTGTTATGACCAAAGGTATCTCGCTCAGAAAAGTCTGTGTGTTGTCGTTGTTCAGAACCAATTGAAATACGTGGAATAGCTGAAGTAATATCAGAACGAGAAGGAACTCCTATAGTCATAAGACCCACACGGTCTAGTACTATATTATGTGTAACTGCTGCGCTAGCTTTATCTCCTATAGGAGGTACATAAATTCCACTACCATATTTAAATTCACCAAATACGGCCATTAATTACCCCCTTGTGCCCCGTTTTCTAAAGCGCATGGGTTTAGCTCGTCGTTGCTTAGCTCCTGAAGGTCTCTTAGATCTCATACGATGCTCTCGTATCCATGGTCTTAGAGAGTCCATTATCTCTCTCATAACAGTAATGTTCCCCCCTATGTCAGAAGAAGGTGCATCAACAATACGCATACGATTTAAGTAAGCAATAGCTATATCACGAATACCATCAAAGAAAATATCTTTCTCAACTAAATTAACAAAAGAAAGAAGAGATGTAGGTGTATGGCTACCTGCTGCTGTATCTAACAGTGCCCTAGTTACTGTTAATGTTTCTGGGGATGCTGTTCTTGTGATAGCTGTGTACGCCATAACTTCATTATTAATTTTTAGGTACCCTGTAGCGGGCCAGTCAATTGTATTTGTATTAGCATTTATAGTAATAGTTGTCACAGTATCATTAATACTTGCGTTCATCGTCAAGTCAGAGGGGAACGGAGTAGGGTGACGCTCATACCATACGTGGATAGTCGAGCCTGATGTATGGCTGTCTAAGAAATAAAGTTCAGTTCCTGCTATTTGTTTCTCTTCGTACCAATCGGTTGCAATCTGAGGAGGGCTTGCTGTTGATTCAAGAAAATCTACTCTATACACATCTTTTATTGGGTCACTATAGGAGTATTGGAATGTCCCAGTAGCGAAACTTTTAGTTGTATCTTTATCTTCAAACCAAAAGTATTCTGATAGGTAGTTAGTGGCTCGGCGAATAGCCAAGTCAATTTCGGTATCAGTATACCGTTGTGCAGTACTTGGATTTCTAAGCTCAGTAGTTATATCTGATCTCAAATCCGCTAAGGAATGATGTCTACTCATTAAATTGCTCCCCTCCCCGGAAGTCTTTCTAAGGATCTTGCAGCGATTTCAGCGCGTCTTAGTGTTGACTCAATCTGCTGCTGTGTTTGCATTAACGACTGTTGCGTTTGTTCTATACGTCGTACTCTTTGTTCCCAATGCTCATATTCTTGGATGATGGGGTGGTTGAGCAGGTCCATTATTTCCGGGGAGTTACGCAACAACTGCTTCATTTCTTTTTGTATCTGTTGGAATTCTGTGTCCAACTCTTTGACACGCTGACCATACCATCCTTTAGGTTTCTTTTCTTCTGTCATATCCTCCTACTATCTTGGCTTATTCCGAGGTCTTTTCAACCATCTGTACCCACTGGTCTCAGAACGAGTTTCGGGACTTGCAGGACCGCCTGGCATACGGATACTGCCACCTTTATTAGTCCCCACTCTCCCCCAATTCCGGAAGCCACGGGCAAGCTCTCGATTGTCAACAGGACCACGACCCTTTATCTTCGCTTTCCTCTTCTTCGAACCAGTACCAGTTAGCGCTGATAGATGTCTACCAATTTGTCTTATTGTCTCGAAATTTTGTTCTGGTCTATTCCCTGTTTTCTTTGCTCCTGCTCTCCTTGCTCTTGCTCTTGCAGCCGCTGCACTCATTTTACGTGGGTCGGGCATTAGTAGCTCCTCTTTGAGCTTTTCTTACTCTTAATCTCTTTCTTCTTCTTTGCCTTTATATACGTAGCCTTTCCAGCTGGAGTATACGCAAACTTCTTTCCATCTAACTTTGGCATTAGCGATTCTCCCGTTCAAACTTAGCTTCAAACCTAGGTTTAACGGAAGGCTTTGGACCTTTAGCTCCACCATGTCCTGTTCTTGCTGGCATAGGAGCACGAGTTCTTCTTGACCTATAATCTAGCTGATCGTTATATTCTTTTACAAACCTATCTGATAAATGCAAAGCATATTTTATATTTCCTATAGGTGTTGGTTTTTTAGACATACGTTTAGCCATCCCACGTCCTTTGGCAACAGGAGTTGTAGGAGTAGAAGTA